TGCCTGTGTCTGTGGTTCTCCAACGTGGTGCTTGATAACTATAACCTGGGAAGTAACTTGGGGCACGATATTCAATGGCTGCAATACCCAATGTGGTCAGCAGTGCGGCACCACCAATGGTGCCAGTTACAATACTGATAACACCACCATTGTCTGTTGATCCATCATTGGTTGCGGCGCTGTCTGCGTACAATGTCAACTTGTTGCTGACTGCAGCAGCAGTAACACCTGGAATATTCAAGCCATTAATCACTGCGGCAAAGCCTGCCACAGTGTTGGTTGCGCTGACTGTGGCCAACGTATTGTTAATGTACATGTTGGAACCAACAGTTAACCCGCTGCCTGACACTGAGTTTGTGCCTTGCAAGGTGGGCCATGAATTTTTCCACGCATCTGTGCCCAGTAACACCCAGGCATTGTCTGAATTTTTATAGTAGTTTTGATTGTTTAAACTCACAGCGCTGACAGCATAGTCGCCAATGCTGCCTATGGTGCTGATAGGAGTGTAATCGCCTCCAGCATAATCAACCACATCTGCTGTGTCTGTGAGCACAATGGGCACTTGATTGGTAAATGTTGCTGAGGCTTGATTCCACTCAAAAATACCCCAGAGACTGGTGCTGGTATCTAACCAATATGTGCCATTGTTGGGATTGCCTGTGGGACGACTCAAACTGGCTGTGAGCTCAGTTAAGTCAATGTCCACACGTTGAACATACGCACGGTTTGTAACACCCAGTGCTGAGTACGCTGCCAGCAAGCCATACTCGTTGAGTTCGTAACCATTAATTGGTGTACCTGTTGTGGTGTTGTAGAAGAATGGCACGCCAAATGTTGCTGCCAAATCACGTTGACTGGTGATGAGATAAGTTTTATTTGCATTGGCGGCGGTTGTACCGGCTGCAACTCCGACTCCAGCAGCATCAGCTTTGTTCTGTGCTGTGGCAATCAAAAAATAGGGTACTGTGTTGACAGCGGAAGGGATATATTGACTCTCGTCAATTACTGTTACTTCTACGCCTGGTGATACTAGTGCCATGGTTGATTCCTTTTCAAGTTATTGATATTTATAGGCATACCCAAAAAACCCCAGTTTACACTGCCCTTTGGCCAAGGTCCATGCACTAAATACCTGATGAGACCCATATGTAAAGCCTGCAATCAACGACCTTGTGCCGTAAACTACATCCGGGAAGATGTCACACACTATCGCAGTAGATGCGAGACTTGCCAACGCAGGGGTCGAGGAATCAAGCCTAGAGAACCTCGGTGGAAATCCTCAGGATACAAGAAAAAACCCGCATGTGACCGATGCGGGTTTCGAGCCAGGCTTGTTAGTCAGTTGTTGGTGTATCACATTGATGGCGATCTCAACAATGCCACAGTGAGAAATCTACGAACAGTTTGTCGTAACTGTGTGGAAGAAATTGCCCGGACTGAAGTCACTTGGCGGATGGGTGATCTTGAACCAGACGCTTGACCTGCTGATATAAGTCATCTAGGGTGCTGTTGTTGTCCAGCACCACGTCAAATTTAGTGCCCACCCAGGCGGTTTCTGACTCATGTACGCCCAGTTGTTCTAGTTGACGCCCACTCAGTGCCCAAGTACTGTTTCCATTGGGTCCACGATTTTGGCTCACAGCCGCATTGTACCACTCAGGTTCGGGACCACGCACCACACGCACCACCCGGCCACCTGATTGTTTGATAGCTTGAATTTCGTTGGGAAATCTGCAGTCACTGATCACAACATCATCTGTGCTGTTGCGCAGTTTGTTTTCCAAGCTGGCGATCCAGATATCATCATGGAATCCGTTGCGGCATACTTCAGTGCCCCAATTTTGCAAAACCCAACGGGGAGTAATTACTATACCTAATCGATTGGTCCACCAATTGTCTTGCTGTTCACGCCATTCACGAGCCTGTTTGGTGCGTCCTTCCAGCATGGTTCGGTCCCATCCAAACACTGCGCTCACAGCATCTTTGAGTGTGTTGGCAAAACTCTCTCTACGAAAATGATGTAGATTTACAAGATAGTCCGCAACGGTATCTTTGCCCGAGCCAATAAATCCACAAACGCCAATGATCATGCCAGTTCCTTGATATTTAAATGTGCCAAGGTTGCTTGCAACATGTCAATTTGCCTGCGACAGTCTTCCAAGGCATGGTGACTGGTAGGCGGTTTGGGCAACCCTGGGTACAAACTATATACCGTTCTTGCATCACGGATCTTATAATATTGCCAGGGCAGGGGTTTGTGATAACTCTTGTAAGCATGCTCAAGTATGTTGGCATCGTAGGTGGGACCGTTCATCCAGATGCGGTTGCACTTCCAGCATAACTTATGCAGTTCATCCAAGGCCTGATCCAAGGGTATGCGTCCATCTTCTGCAAAGGCTTCATCCTGTGCGGCGCCTTGTGTGGCCCACCAGTTGATGGTGCCTTGTTCAATAGTGCGGTTCTCTTGGCTTTCAAGATCAACTCTAGCATAGTATTTGTGCTGGTAGTAGCCCAGGCCAACGGGATCAAACGCCTGAGCCGCAATGGTTAATATTGTTGCGTCAGGGCCTGTAGCCAACCCTTCAATGTCGATCATTAAGTCCATGCTTGATTATAGCACAAATAAACTATTAAATCAACTCAAATGGTACTTCCTGCTTTACACTGTTCCACCATTCTTGATATCCAATTTGACTTGGATGAAAAGGTGTTGATTCAGTAGGATCTAATAATCCTCGATCTCTACAAAATTCAAACGGAGTCGAACTTAAACATTTTTCCCAAGGCACTAGTTTAAGTAACGGGTGGTCTCGACTTACTGGTCCACTTAGGGAGGTATTTTCGCTAGAGTAGTCTTGAAATATATCATATATAAATCCAAATTTATATTCAATTCCAAGTTTGTCAAGAGTATTCAAACATCCAGAAATAGTGACTAAATTTTGAGTGGCCAAATAATTCCAATCCATTGGCTTGTATAGGGTGTCTAGACAATCATAAATCCACCGGGCATAAGGATATTTAGAACGGCTATGCCAAGATCCCCCAAACCCTCCTGAGTGCAACCAAACTGCATCGTTTGTTAAACTTCTATGCTCGTACAGATCGAACTGATATTCCATTTGTTTTGGAACTGAAATATCAATGCGACTAAACCCTGACCAAAGTACAAATACTTTATCAACTTCTGGTGTTAAATTATCTAATATGCTTTGTGCAATAAACGCATTGCTGGCTCCGCCTCGAGCTAATATTTTGCAATGAGTATGGCTATATACATTTTCACCAAAGGCTATGCTAGGAAAATAAGGATTATCAGTATAACTACAGCCAGCAAATAACAACATCGTCAGCCAATAACAAATGTAAGTGGCTGTGAGCCATCCACATACATTACCAATTGATTGATCAGCAGATCCATTTCCACTTTGGCTTCAGATTTCATTGCGGCGCCGTTCAAACTACCGCCACCCTGCGGTCCGGCGATAGTGCCAAATTTCTCACGTGCTTCACCAATTATCATTTTGCAGTTGGCCACCATGTAGTCTCGGATCCATTGTGATATTTGGAAGTCATTCAACAGGTTGAATTCAGGTTTCAAGTTGTAACTCCATAGCAACACAGTTTCGCCTGAGCCTTTGGGATCACGGATCAGTTGCAGTTTCTTTGTCACAGGATTCCAGGTGTAGTTCATGTATGCGCCAAACATGCGTCCAGCCAATTCAATGTACTGACTGTAGAAGTCGTATGTGGCCAGGCCACCTGCCACGTTGAAGTTCATTAGATAAACGTTGATACTTGCTTGTGCAAACGGATCAAAATTTGACGCAAACGGACCTGAACTGTCGCCAAATGTTCTGCGGAATATTTGGCGCACACTCACAACTTCCTGGGGCAGTTCGTATATGTTGACGTCTGCTACTAACTGCATAAAACTGTAACTCTCTTCGTAGGCATTGTTGGCTCGCTGGCGATAAGTGCCAATGGTCTTTTGATAAGCCGCTTCGTAGTGTGCAGGATCTAATTCTAGGTCAATGATATCACCGCCCAGTTGAAGTTTAACATATTCAATTAAGTTTTGCTTGAGTGTGGGCAGTGATTGTTGTTGCTGTTCTGGCATGTGGGACTCCAAGTCCCTGTATTTAGCAGTTTTGCTGTTGGCTAGCTAGAAGGTCTGGGTCATACAAAGGGACTGCGCAAAAGGTTAGAGTGCCTGCAGGTATTATAACGTTCCTTTTAAAAGCAACCACTGTTTCTAAATTATAATAATTGTAACAGGGATCAATTGGCGTTGTCCAACGCAATGCTGATCCAATATTGGTGCCATGTTGAACATCATAGTTTGGATCAACTGCACCAGAAAATTCTGTCCAATCATTGCTCCAATCTAACAAGTATGGCAAGATTAATATGCGCCAGCCCCTGGCCATACGAGCTCTCCAAGGCCAGTGTAACAATTTTATTCGATATTCATATGGACTATTGTCCATATTGCCGTCAGGCTCTTTCCATGGCCCGCCTGGTTTGTTGGCCCAGTGTGTTCCGTATAACATTTCAGGATGTAACCTGCCCCGACTAAAATACGTGTCGTGCCCGATAATGGATTCAGGTAAAGGAATTGTATATCCTATTTTTGCCAATCCTCGAAATCCCAAACAGTTTCTAATAGTTTGTTTATCAGCAAACGGTCGACCTGATCCATCACCTAACACAATTTCTTCTTTGTGAGCCTTTTGATCTTTAAACCACTGTGGCATGTGATTAAAGACTGATTCAGGAGCAGAACAATTTAAATATTGTATTTCGGGGTCGTGACAATACTCCCAAGTTAGATAATCTGTTACTTGGATGTCCTGCATTACCAGGCTTTAAGTATGACCAAGTTTTCAGTTCCGCGTCCATTGAACGGGGTTTCAGTTGTGGTAAGATCTTTGTAGATCTTACGTGCTGCCGGCTTGCCTGCGGCTTGCACAGACTTTACAACATCTGCTGGCTTGCGCACAGTTTTTTGCATGGTCTCAATGGTGCTAAAACCAATGATGCTGTTTGACTTCACAGTGAATGCCTGTGTGTGACTGTCAGCCACCAGGTGAATCAACTTGCGCTTTTTGGTGTC